TTGCTTCCAGCGTCGGAAACGAAAGAACCACCGTCTAAAATAGTAAATGCCATATTCGCCCCCTTAAGCTAGTGTGGTTACGTTTAGGCCTGAGATCCAGTTCTGATTTGTAATCGCACGTGCGATAGCAAACTTAGCATATAGCTGACTGTTTTGAGCCACGCTAGACACAACATAAGGAGGTCTATAACCTAGAATTGCAGAATAGTTGTTCTGCTCAATCTTAGCCGCCGCTTCAACACCAAACATTGGGATGGTATATACAGTATTGCCAAGTAAAGAAGCCCCAGGAATCTTAGCACCTTTTGAAGACACAAAGAACCTAAAGCGACTGATAGAACAATATTCTTCAGGACGAAGGCCGTCTTGATTTGGATAGTTGTTCTTTAAAAGAACTCCTGACACGTTTTGAAGGTCAGATGAAACGTCAGTTGAAGCTAAAGCAATAAACGCGTCCCTTGTCGGGCTTGTGCCAATCATTCTTGTAGCTTCCACGCTTTCCAACATTGTACGAGCGTCATTACCAAGAAGAATCCGCTCAATGTTGTTTACATCCGCTCTTGAGATATTACTAGGCTGATCCCCGTTACCACCGCCAACAGCATTGATATAGGAAACAGAAGAAGAATAAAGATCGCGCATAAGCAAATCTTCTTTCTCACGCATCCATTGTCCAAGCAATGATGTAAACTTGGTAAGAACTTTGTCGTTTTCATAGAGAGTTACCTGCTCGTTGATTACAACAGTCTTAGCATAAATTTCCATGGTTGCATCAATATCTGATCTGACAACAACTTCAGGAGCTGGATCGATACCTGAACCGTCTAGCTGCCCACCATTAGTGGAAAGGCGCTCATAACGACTCATTCTCGTAGTTTTTCCGATGTGAGCATCTGCATAGTGCAGGTCAGCACCGAAAGAGTGAATCAAATTAAACATTGGCGTCGAGAGAAGGTCCTCAGAGAACTGTAAAGGCAGCTCTGGCGCCATGTTATTAATATTTGTGATGCCTGTGGCCATCGTAATACCTATAATAGAGTTGCAATCAATCTTGTTGACGAAACAATAATATCAGTCTACGATGGCGAGTCGAAAATTCAGCCTAGAGGAAGCGACCCTCAGAATCAGCTAAATTCACAATACTTTTTTATCTAGATATGTGTCAATATTTTTTTATTTTTCCTTGTCCTCAAGAACACTCACTCTTGCATGATGATCTTTAACACAATTTTTCAATTCTGAAATTTCACCACGAATTTCTAAAATTTCCTGCCTAATCTCAGATCTCATTATCACCACATCACTTCTCATTTGAATCATTAAATTATCTGCACGATTCATGAAAAAGATACACAATCCCCATGTACCCGTAAATCCACCGCCTAAAATCCATAGCAATACGTTTAATTCCATACTTTCTCTATTTTTTTCATAATGACAAGGTTGTATTCATAGATATAACCTCTCAAGTTATTTCTCTTCGATAAGACAAGTCAGGCAGTGAGATGCTGCTTTTCGGGTGCCCCCTAGACTTGTTAATGATTTACTATACCTGAAAAGTCATTTTATGTCAAATAAATTATCTTCCGCCTTTCATGACGCGTTGCATTCTTTGCCAGTTGGCCTCTCTCCTCTTATCATCTAATTGAATAGGCGCACCGTCTCCGGTTTGAGTGATTCCGGGAACCGACATGCTTTGGGGTTTATTGGCATTCTTTTCTATCCTCGCCTTATCCTTTACAGAATCGGAATTAGGAATGAATCGCTTGACAGCTTTGTAGATGTTGGCCCATTTATCAAAACCGTCAGGCATATGCTTAAACCCTGCCGCCACTTCTGGGTAATGGAATTCAAGGTAGTCTAGATTTTCAGTTGTACATACGCTGTCAAAATCGCTGTATGCAGATTTAAGTTTTTGTGGAAACTCATGCATCTCTCGCATTTGCATGTTCTCCTGCATCTGCTGCTCCCGTTTCGACATGATCGCATCAATCTTTTTTTGGATGCGCGCATCTTCGTCTTCTGAATCGTCAGCCTTACCTTCCGGCTTAGAGAGTAAAGATTCCATAGCAGCCTTGAGAGCCTGCGCTTCTGCTTCTTTTTCTGAGGCTCTTTTTTCGGCGTCTTCTCGCTGTTTTCGTTCGATTTCTCTGGTTTCACGAAATTTCTTCCAGTTTATTTGTTGCGGATCTTCTTCTTGTACTGCTACAGTCTGATCAACAGGTAAAACAGGTTCATCACTCATAATAGGCTCCTTATGGATTTAGTAGATAAAAAAGAACAGATGAAGGCCGATTTTGCACACTATAGGAAAACATTGCAGTACATGGGATGCAATGTGCCAATAGAAGTCATGTGTCTCCCTAAAGAGATAGAAAACATACTACTCAAGCGCGGGTTCTCCAGAGTCTATGACCTTATAGGCTGCGATCTTACTGAAATCAAAGGACTCGGTGACTCCAGGGTCGCTATTTTGTCCGCAGCACTTGATGAGTTCCTCACGGTGAGCATTTAAATACTCATGTTCAGACAATAAATCTGGCCTTTGCTGCTCATAACGGATCAATTCGAAGAATTTCTTGTTGAAGAATGCATCGCTCCATGCCTTCATAGTACGAAACTTTGGATCTACTCGGGGCATTTCTGATAGACAAGCCATCGTTAACGCGTTGGGCAACACCCATAGTTTTTTCAGACTATCATCAGATTTCTTATATAAGAACATGGCCTGATTAGGTCTTGGACTAGGTAAAAACAAATAAGCGAAGAATTTTTTCCTCATCACATTACGCAAAAGAGGATCTCCTGCAATCACATACCCTACGATGAATTCCGGCTCATCTAGCTTATGGTAGTGCTCATGAGCACATTGCTTAAGCTGATATAGAATATCATCAGTTAGCGCATGGCCAACCTCTAAAGCGTCATAACGAGTTGAATCTCCGCATGCTTGAATTTGCAGTTCTCCAGCGGTTTTTCTTTTCTCCATCAATAGTCCTCTGGGTATTCTAAAGAAGCCCAATGAGTAAATTTTGCAATAAACTCATCTTTAACAGACCACCTACGATCATACGCACTTGGCATCCAACACATCCACCAGTGATTCTTTTCTTCATCAAATTCAGTAATGCAAAACTGACCTTTAAATAAAGCTAAAATAGCCTTATCTTTTGGCATAGGCTCATCTGAAACTTTTTTCCAAATTATCATCAATGATCTGTCTCGTTTACTTTTAGATGTGTTGTTGCTCTATCCCTAGGACACTTAGGGTTAAAATCAGCCCCTTGATTATTCACCATAGTTCTTGATGGAGCTCCAGGACTATATTGTACTTCCCAATGTTCACCAGGAATAGCGCGCTTATTCCCTTTGGCTGGAACTGACGCATCATTTCCATGGAAATCATGGTGTTTCTTAGGGCCTTCTAGGCTTATTTTACTAAAAGGGGGATGACCAAGCGGGTCAACCCCAGGACTTTTTCTAGATGCCATATTGCCTCTAGTATTTCATTTGTTTTTTCTTAGCATAGTTAGCCAAACCTTGATTAGCACGATCCATATCAGATGGATTGCCAAATTCACTAGCATACTTTAAGTTGCTTGTGTGACCAAGTTTACCTTGATCGACTTCTTTCTGCTCGCCTGGCATCTTAGCCGAGCGCATTCCGCCTTTTTCTTTCATAATCCCCCCAAGGATCTAATTATTTCTTTTCTTTTTTCTTCTTTTTAGCCATTTTCTTCATTCTCTCTTTACTAGGCTTGACAGCTTCTTTTACTGCTTTTACATATGATTCTTCCATGTTTCCTCCTACAAGCCAACAACTTGTTGGCTAATTTCAGCTGATTGGTTTAATTCTTGTTGCGAGTTGGCCGCCTTGATTTGCATTGCAAGCTCATAAGAGTTTTTTAGATTGGCAAAGTCCATGTCTTCCAATTCAATCATCATTTTAACAAGTTCAAGATCGGCAGTGGCATTCTCATGTTGTGCCTTAGCTTGTTGTTGTACCATGTTTGCCATTTTTTCGTGAGAACTTGCAATCAATTCTTTTTCTTTCGCCATATCAACTTTTGCACGAGCATACTTCGACATGACATCAGCATTATCTTTCTTCATTTGCTGTTCTGCTTGTGCCTGCTGAGCTTGCTGTTGTTGTTGCTGCTGCTCTTCCATATCTTGCATTACTTGCTGCTTATTCGTAATGAATGCAGCTCTAAGGATAGACTTATCGGCAATTGCCATTCCAAGTTCTTTGAAGTGTAGAAGTTGCTGCAACTCCATTTGACGTTGTGATGTAGAATAGTTTCCTTCCTCTACAGAAACAGCGTATTTAAGTGTTGAAGCAGTAAAGAACCTTTGTGAAGGCTCATGACCGAGAATACTTGTAAGCTTGCCTTTAGAAAAGTTCTTTCTAATAGCCTGTAAACGGATTTGCCCATACAATCTCTGTGTATAATCTAATTTATCGAAAATTGTCTGTAGGGTTGTTAATCCAGCCCCTTGCCTTAACATCGAAAGTATTCCAGACTTATCATCTGTAGCAGCACCTAGAAGCTCTTCATTAACTCCAGATATCTTTGTAATATCTTCTGCAAGACCTCTAGACAATTCCATCATGCTTTGAGGGATGTCTGGAGCTGTTACTCTTTGTATTTCATTAGGTAGATGCCCTGCCTTTAGAGGAATAAGAAATCCTTGACCGGACTGTCTAAATGCTTTTGGATCGGTTACAGAGTCGATTGGATAGATCCATCCGGAATTTATCTGACTCTCTAAGATTTCGAGCTCTATAACTTTACGGTGATTATATAAGTACTGTGCGTCTCTAAGATTTCGAATAACTCCCTGAACTCGCCATGCATATGATTGAATGTCTGGCTCGTGGTAACAAAGAGATGGGATGAACGGATAAGAATCAATATTAAGTAAGTTTGGTCCATCGTATAAAGGTACCCCTGCCAAACATAACGCAAGTTTAACTGTAGGAATCTGTTTTTTCATTACCATCAGCCAAGGTTGCTGCCGTAGTGTCATTTCCATCATGTCGTCTGCATCTTCTTCGTCTTCTTCCCACTCTAATGACTCTCCAGTTTTTGGATCTAGAATGATAGTACCTTCTCTGGATCCTCTGTAGTAGCATTCATCGAAGGAAAACAGGTGATTAGTTCCTACATTTAGTAACTCTGCCTGCAATGGGAATCGACCGTCTTTCATTCCTGATGGTCTCATCTTATCTATACGATCGGCAAATCCTGGAAGTAAAGCTTTTGCAGCATCTTTATTTACCCACCTACGACGCCATACGAAAGTACAATCAGTCAAGTCTTGCTTGCGAAAATAGGGGTCAATCAGAAAGTTATTATAAGATACTTGGTCAGTAAAAAGATCCCCACTAATAGGATCAAGGGTATAATCAGGATACAGGTGAAGAAGAGACATGCCGGTATCACAAGACCCCTCAAAAGCCTGAGAAAGATATTCTTGAAATCCATCTCTATTTTCACTCCATTTGAGAACAGCATTGTATTCATCGGAAAGAGGGTCGTTGTCTAAGTTTGGAACTGTTATTGTAGATTTTCTATTCTTGCGTTGAAAGCCACATATCATGTTGATATGCCGTCGGACTAGATTGAAAAAGAATCGTCTTTGATTTGCTGATGATGATTGATACATCATATTGTAGAGACTTTGATCGCCGGCCTTGAAACGCTTGTCAATGGCGCCCTGTTGCCAAAAACTAGCATTACTCGGATATGAACTACTATAGAAGTGATCCATCATTGATTTAATATCTTTACTCCCGTTACTATTACCGTCTAAGTAAAACTGTGATCCATATTCACCACCATAACTAGGCACAGGCTCTCCAAAATAAAAATCGTAGATCTATTTTGGAGAATAGCAGATACTCATTATTTTTCTACAACTTTTTTCACTTCATATCCATATTCTTGAAGAAATTCCGATCTTCTCCATGTTCGATCTTTTCTTTATCAGATTTTCTGCAATCGCAGCATAATTCTAGATCACGTTCATATTCATCTGAAGGATGTTGCACTTCACAGGTGACCTTGTGACACCCTTTGCATTCATAAGTTGTCTTCATATTTTTTCACTTCATATCCATATTCTTGAAGAAATTCTTTGTAAAATTTAATCTTATCCTCCACCCTCTGTTCTGAGGGCTGATTTTTATCCCATAATTCTAAGTTCTCAATCCTGTTGTCACTTTTAACGCCATTTTTATGGTGAACATTTTCACCTTTTTTCAAAGGCCTTCCCATAAATTCAGACATTACAAAAGTATGCTCAAATATCTTTCCGTATTTATTGGAATTAGGATGATCTCTGGATATGTACCTATATCCATCTCGACTTAAATATCCTTCTTGACCTGTTTGTGATTTTATTTTCAACTTACATTTATTGCTGCATGCAAGATTTAAGATATATCGGTTGAATGAAAACGTTTTTTTGCAGACGATGCATTCTCCTTCAACATTATCAACTTTTATTTTTCTTCTAAAGGCGCTTTTGCATGTCCCAGAGCAATATTTTCTCTTGGACATTGACTGATACGAAAAAGTTTTATGGCAGTTTGGACAGTTAGACTCTATCACAGGCTGCCTTGATATATACTCAAGAGCTAATTCTTTTCTCCTTGACTTGCCTTCTTCGCTTTTCCAATATTGCGAAGCTTTTATCCTAGCCAATCGCATGTTCTCGCTTTGAATTGCTCTGATTTTTTCTTGATCCACCACATAACTCCAATTTGTGGCTTCATTATACCATATCTTTTATACCAAGTCTAGAAATAACCTGAATTTTCACCAAAGCCATCCAATCTTTCGTCTCCTCCAAATATCTTCCTCCGAAGCTGATCATATGATAGATTTTGATCCGGATGACCTTCAAGGCCATGCTTAAAGCAACTAGCGATTAGGTAACGGCAACTATCTACTGCGTGATCGTTCTTCTTTATCGGCTTGTCTTCACCTCTTGCGGCATAATAGGGGTCCCACGCATAGCTCTGGCATTGTTCAATTAAGTTTTTACATCCTTTTCTTATCAAGAGATTTTTTCCAGCAATATACTGTGTCATACTCTTAATGCCGAAAAGAACATCATTATTCGCATCAACTACGGGAATATCTAGATTTCTAAGTTCTAACTTTAAAGATGCTGCCGCTGGATCTACATACAGGGCTGTTATAGGGGTATATCTCAAGAAATCAAATATGTCTTTTGCCAATTCTCTATCTGTTTTTGATCTTCCGTGTTTTGCGCTGTCAAAATAATATTCTTTTTCAATTCGAATTTGCGGCCACTGATTCGGTGTTATAGCTGCAATATGGCATGAAGTCGGATTTACAGTCCCATAGTCTAAACCCGCACAATAAAAAGAAGGGGCCGGGTAATCTTTATCAAAGACATTTAATTCGCACCACCCATCAAAAATTGCCCCTGTAGCCAACGCCCATTGACCAAGGATGTACCTTTGATAAAAAACACCTGAGAATGATGCTTTAATGTCTTTTTTATATACCTCATCTAGAACCGGATTGTCATCCAGGTTAAATTGCCATGAGATTATATCATGTACATCTGAACGATCCAAATACTCTTTTTTTAAGAAATGCCCTGGACCTTCTGGGTTTGCTGTAGCAAACAATTTAGCTCCACGAACGCTAAGCCGTGTTTCAAGCATTTTCCAGAATGGCTCAGGTATACATGTTGCTTCATCAACATAAGCTAAAGCAAGAGTTGATCCTTGAATAGTTGTAACCGCTGATACATCAGGAGCACCAACGAAATAAACGTCTCTACCATAAAGAGTTGCTTTATTACTCATAGGAGAAGGACATGGAAATCCAAGGCGTTTATATAAATGAGAAAGAACGTTTCTGTGTATTGTCGAACGGTTAACGCCTATTATCATAGCGTCACCCTTTGGTCCATTTTTCAAATCATATATAAATCTTTCAATACTAGAAAAAGTCTTACCCGATCTTACAGCCCCAATCCATATATTAAACCTATGGGTTGCTTCGTGGAAGCTTTTATTCTGCTTAGGACTTGTTGGCATTTGACTCCAGCTCCGCTATTCTGTGAGCTTGTGACATGATAACGTGATCTTTATCTATTTCAGGCTGATTGGGAGCTTCTTTAAGATCGTGATCGCCATCCTTTTGGTCTAGCCTTTGTTTTCCTAACCAGATTAACATTGTTGGATTTTTGTCTTTGTAAGCTTTATGGAATTGAGCAGCATGCAACAAACCATTACCATGCGC